GTCGGTAGGACCCCTAAGGAAGGGGGCCAGTCAGTCAAAGACCGACAACCAGTAGATGATGGATAATCTACAAAATAACCATGGATAGGATTCACCCATTAAAACAGGCTAACCCAGGGGCCCATAGTCGTCCACTGTGGGTACAACCCTTTACTTATACGCCAGCGATAATTGCTGGGTACACGTATTAGGCAGTACTGTGACATCTCACCGAGGTCAATGTTACGACGAGTAAACCAGAGCTTAGAGATAAGCGCTGGGATCCCGTCATACTTAGACCTTGCTACTGAGGGGGACAATCTTTTGAATGTATATCCTTCGACTTGAAGCCCAAAGGGCGTAGGTCTAGGAGTACACTCATCGAAGTCACGGACAATAGCACAATCACCATACCCATCAGGGCATGATAATAATCGGAAGCGTTTCGGAAGCAATGAGACAAGGAAGTCCCAAAGAAAACGGAAGCGATCATCTAAGCCGTAATTGAATCCGGCGAATCTGAAAGCTAATCGTTTTACACTATTAATTAAATAGTATAAATCCGGAACGTTCAAGATTTCCTTCTTAAGAAAGAAGGGCGTCACATCATGACCACGGAAGTAGTGTTTGCCACACGACTCCCGAAATGGCCCATCAATGAAAGTCTTCTCAATATTGGTTTTAAAGCCAACACATCGAAGAATATCAATGAGAGGTTTAGTATCTGCACTAGGTATGATAATATCATCACCGAATACAGAGACATCATGACCAATTCTCAACTTTGGGTTCACAGCTATACATAAAGCGAGGAAGATTAAACTTTCAAGCTCAAATGTAAAACCGTTTCCCATAGAAGAGATTTTCCGCAGGAAGATATTCTCACCATCTGGTAAAGTGCAATATGGTGACCTCACGGTCATCATGGCACGATACCAATCCTCTGGGAGCAGAAACTCACAGAGGCCGAGGGAGATCATATCAGAGGCGCTACTTAGGTCTACAGTGGATAGTAGGCCATCAATAGAGCCTTGCCTTGCAAGCTTTTGGTTCAACGGTTGACCGTTATTAAGGTCAAGACCGAAGAACTTAAGCCTGCGCCTGATCGAACCACCGATACCTTTCTGAAAAAACATATTCCAGAGAGGTTCGATGGCAATCACACGATCAGAACGAGC